ACCACGACCCGAGCAGGGTTAGTGGCAGTGCCCGTAGTTCTGATTTCATCAGCGCCTCCTAGCGCGTGTAACGGACACGGCCTGTAGGGCGGCTGTAACGATTATGACGGTTTGTGCCTGCATTGGGGTGACGCCCGGTGCGAGCTGTGCGCGGATGACTTGGGCGGCGCGCACGGCGCGGGTATCCGCAAGCATGACAGTGGTTTGCGTTACGGTGCTGGTCGTTTCTACCGGGAGGGATGATGTGGAAGAAGTCGACGTTTGGCTGGTGCTTGCGGTTGGTTGCGTTGTGTTCGGCTGGTTGGTGCTTGTTGTCGGCTGGTAGGTCGTCGTGGGTGCGGCGCTGGGCACCGTGGGCGCAGTCGTGGTTGTCGTGGTGGGCGCAGCAGTCGTGGTTGGAGCTGCGGTTGTTGTTGTGGCGGGGGCGGTTGTCGTGGGAGCTGTCGTCGAGCTGGTGGTGGTTGTCTCGGGCACCGTGGTGGACGTCGTCGTCGTTGCGGGCACGCTGGTGCTGGTGGCAGCTGCGGAAGTTGTGGTGGGGTTGGGTCGCCCGTATGACCAGACGTATTCGGGGCCGGGGTCGCCATCCTTCCAGGCAAGGCAATCTGCCCAGGTAGGCATCAGCCCAACGGCGTAGTGCTCGTCAGGCTGGGTGAGCTGCCATTGGGCGGTGTCGGATTGCCAGCACGTCCAGTTGAGGGCGTTGGCGTTGCCGGGCCACAAGAGGGCTAGGGACACGGTTGCGGCGGGTATCACCCACCGCGTGTTCACTCCGAATCGAGCGGGTCGGTGGGTTCGGGCAGGGCGGCGATTTCTTCGGCGGTGAGTTCGCGGGTGATGGTTTCCCCGGTGGCCGCGTCGTGGAATGTGCCGATGATGGGGTCAGACATTGCTACGCCTTCCTGTAGCCGTACACGGTAATCGTGCCGCCCGTGAGGGTGCCGCTTCCGGGTGTCAATGTGAAACTAGTGTATTGCCCGTTGTTCTGTTGAACGCCAACACAGAAACCGCCCGACGCTGGCGCAAGATACGGGGCACTAGAAAAACTTGCCCATTCAGCGACATTAGGGTTAAACACGTCTGCGGAAAACCTGACGCTGTCGCTGTCGTGATACCCAACATAAGGCCACGTTGTGGCATTGTTGCTGCCCGCCACGTTGTTTGATGACGTTCCGTTCCAGAATGAGTAGTGAACTATTTGGTAATAGTTTGCGTTGTATCCACTAACTGATGACGGGCCGAATTGGAACTTCAAGTTCTCTGACGCGGAGGCACTACCGCCCATGTAAATAATGCGGTAGTTGTCGTAGGTGCTGCTGAAACAGTTGCTGATGGTCACGCTCGACACCGCCGACCCGACAGTCGTGGACGTGACGTACACAAGGCCCGCGTTCGCCAAATACGTGTTCGTGTCAGACGCAGTCAACACCTCACCCGTCGTAAACGTCTTCACAGCCATATCAGAATCCTAACCTGTTGTTATCCAAGGTGCCGTAACCAGCTGTGTTTCCCAGCACCAGAAAGTTGTAGTACGACGTCCCCGCCAAATTGAACGTCACCAGGGTGCGCTGCGTGTCTGAGCTAATCGTGTAACCGATGACGTTTGCACTGTATGTCTGGCCGCGCAACGTGATGTTTACACCCGTGTTGCCGTCGTTCAAGTTCGTTATCACCCGGTTCGACGTTTCGTCGTTCAGCAGCACCGTCATACGGTTAGGCGTGTTTGTTTGCACCGACAGGCCACCCAACACATAGTTGCCAATGTCCGTCGCGGCCCCAGTGTCCAGCGCGTAAGTGTCCTCCTGGTACGAATACAGGCCCGTCCCTACCACCGTCGCGCTGCCACCGTTGATGGTGATCACAACGTAGGTCGAGTAGTTGTCGGCCATCGAGAGGAACTGCACCTGCTGGTAGCGGGTCGCGGCCCCACCGGCGTCGCTGTAGTTGTAAAACGTCGTGTACTGCTGCCAGCCACGGGTGTACATCGTAAGGCCGTCACCGCTTGCGTACAGCAAACCCTGCTCGGTGTTGAGATTGCTTTGCATAACCGACAGCGCCGACTCGGCTGTCACAGTCGTCGCGGAAATTGTTTTGTTTGCGACTGCCACAACGTCGTTGTACGTCAACCCGGTGTCAGTACAAATGTCTTGAAACACGACGCGGGTGCTAGTCCCACCTGCCCAGGTGCGGGTTATCTTGCTGCGGCCCAACACCGCAAACGCGTCCTCCAGCTCCAGTGTCCAGGTATCCATTGAGGACACCGTGCCGTAGTTGATCTGCAGGTCGGCTACGCGGCCCGTGTAGGTGGTGCTGCTCGCTGGCGTGCTGTTCGGGTTCGTCAGCACACACGTCACAAGCCGCCCAATGGCTAGTGACGGCAACAGGTCAGGTCGACGCCCGGTAATCGTGATGCGGCCAGAGCTGTAGTTGTCGGTCAGTACCCGCAAACCCTTAGTGACGGTGACAGTCTGGACGTTGCTAATCGTCGCTGACGGGCTGCTAACCGTGATAGTCCAATACGGGATAGGCATGTCAGAACGTCACTGCAATGGGTATTGGGCCGTTCTGCCTGTACCAGCGCTGGATTGCGTCCACCACCGCGTTCGGGTCGCCGCCATCCACGTTGATGTTTACCTGCTGGTTGACGCCGGCGGTGCCACCGATCGAGGAGTCAATCTGGGATAGCGACAGGTTCTGGAACCCGATTTCGGGCAGGCCCATGGGGCCGACATAGCCGTCGGGCCCGCTAGGCACCACCACAGCGCTCCTAGCGGCGCTGGTGGCCCGAGAAGCAGCCGACTGGGCCACACCAGCGCCCAGGCCAGGAATCGCCCCAGAACCGCCCCCAGTGCCCCCGCCGGCGCCTGGCATGTCCCGCGCCGAGATAGCCGCCACGGTAGATCCGCTGCCGCCACCGTCGCTGCCGAGCCGGCCCAGCTTGATTTCGCCTAGGGACGGTATGTCCTTGAACGGGTTGATGAGGTTCAGGCCGCGAATAATGACGTTTGTTGCTTTGACCCAGGCATTGGCCATGAACTCGATGTACGAAGCTACGCCGTTCACGACGGCCCGGACTATGTTGCGAAACGTTTCAAATCGGGTGTAGGCGATGGTGATGCCGGTGACCAGTGCGGCGATACCGACCGCGATAAGACCGAACGGGTTGAGCGCCATGGCGGCGTTCACGGCCAGAATGGCGGTGGCGACGCCCGCGATCGTGCCGGCAATGATCGTGAACGCCTTGGGGTTGTCCTGCGCCCACTCAGCCGCCTTCTGCAGGTACGGCAGCACCTTCTGGATGGCCGGCAGCAGAGCGGCCCCAATGGACTCTTTGGTTTCGTCCAGGGCCAACTTCATCTTGGCAAACCCGCCCGCAGCGGTGTTGCTTGCCTCCTTGGCAGCTCCGCTGAACGTGCCCTGAAGCGTGGCAAACACTTCTTCAAGGCTGGCGCCGTCCTTGATCATTTGACGCACTGACGGGTCAAGCTTGGCCAGCGCGTTCAGGTTGCCGCCGTACGCCTTCTCCATGGCCTTAGTCACCGTTTCTAGGCTGGTGCCCTTGGCGGCGGCAATGTCCATGGCAAGGCTTGCGGCGTTTTGCGCCTCGTTGACGTCCTTAGTGACGCGTACCAGCCCAGCCAGCGCCGGGCGCAGCTGGTCATCGGTAATGCCAAGGTTGCGGCCCTGGGCGGTGATGTACTTTTCGACCGACTTGATCTGCTCGTCAGTCGCCCCAGTGGTTGCCTTCAACTGGCGGGCAAGCATCTGCTGGGATTTCTCGTCCTCCATGGCGGCCTTGACCGCGTCACCCATCGCCACCGTCAGGGCGCCCAGCGCGGCAGCTGCTGGCACCGCCGCCTTTTTGATCGCAAATTGGGCTTTTTCGCTAGTGGTTTCTAGCTGCTTGAACTCCTTAATGGCTTTTTTGACGCCCGTGTCAACAAACTCGGAAACAATGGGGATGTTAATGGCCATTAGCGGGTTTCCTTGTCAACAGTTCGCATGACGTCGCGCACTAGGCGCTCAAACCCGGCCTCCAGTGCGCGGCGGTTCTGCTCGACGGCCTTAGACAGCACACGGGTTTCGGTCGGTGCCACCACACCAAGATTGCGGCCAAGAATGTTTGCGGTCTTGCGGCCGGCGACCTCAAAGATGACGGCACCGGGGTCGGTCTGCTGGATCAGGATGACATTGCTGGTTTTGCGGGACGTGTCAACCTTGACCTTGGTGCCTCGGCGGGCCTTGGCGACGCTGTACGGGAACAGGGTGCGGCCCTTGGCTTTCCACTGGCGGTTCATGCCCGACAGCGGCATTTCGGGGTAGGCGGCCTGCGCGGCCTTGACCGCCGGTGCCCCGATCTCCTTGGCGTCACGGTTGAACTGCTTACGCAGCTCGGGGTCGATGCGGCGCAGCTGCTTGATGGCGTCCTCGACGCCTACCAGGCTTATGTTGGCTGTCGTCGTCACCGTTGTTTCCTCGCTTGCTCGTTCAAGATACTAACCACCGTGGCTAGCGCCTGCCCGCTGAACGGGATGTCGGGTGGCCAGTACCCGGTGCTGACCAGCACCACCGCTAGCGCGTAGTGGTACGAGCCTTTCAGGAAGGGTTTTCGGGTTCCTCCCCAACAACCTCAATGGCAGCCAGTTTCTTGACGTAGTCGTCGAACACTGCTGGTACGACGATGCCTGACTGTTTGCAGGACTCGAACGCCATGAACGCCAGATCCTCAACGCCGATGCCGGACGCCAGGTCGGAAGCTTTCCGCTTGTATTTGCGTTCCCAGGCGACGACCACGAACAGGTTTGTGGTGACGGTGTAGTCCTGGCCGTCGTTTGTGGTGACGTGCAGGTGCAGCTGCATTTCTTCTCCCTCGGTTGGTAGGTGTTTACGGGGCCGTGACGTCGCGCACCCAGGTGCCGCCGGTGAACGTGGCGGTGACCATGGCAAGTTCGCCCACGGTGGACGCAATCGGCGTGAAGTTCTGGAGCATGCAGTTAGCGATGGTGTACTCGGGGTTCGTGGCCGACTCGGTGGTGCCTGACGGGCTGATCACCAGGGTGGTGGTGCCGGTGCCGACACAGCTGGACAGGATGCCCTCGACCTCGCTTGCGCCGTAGCTGAGGAACATTTCCAGGGTCACCTCGACGGACTGAAGGCCCGACACGAAGCGGTGGCCGGTGTCGCCCATGGCGGTGGACTCCAGCGGGTCACTGCCGATGGTGACGGTAACCGAACGGCACTGGTCGGACAAGTCGGTCGTGGTGACGCCCTGCGTGATGTTCACCGTGGCGTTGGAGAGGAATGTTGCTGTGGGCATTGTGTTTCCTTTAGTTGCGCCGCACGGCCACCCGCACGGTCAGGTCGTATGTCGGCAGCTCCTGTCCGCCGCCAATAATCATGACACCTGGGCGGAGGTCTGTCACGGCTATTGCTGAATTCATGATGGTGTCCGCCAATGTAAGCAGGAAGTTGCTGGCGTCCTGGTTGCCGGGCGGCGGAGCGCAGATCCTGATGCGGAGGGTTATGTCGCCCACGTTGTAGGTGAATGCCTCGACGGTTGGCAGCTCCAGAAAGAACGTCATGGGGCGGGCGTTGCGCGGGTCGGTGACAACCGCGTACCCGGTGTTCAAGCCGGCTATGGCGGTGCTGGTGGCGTTTACCGCGTCCCAGAGGATGCCTGAGACGGGCATTAGGCGACCTGGGGGCGACCGACGCCAAGCAGCTGCAGAATGCGGCCCAAGGCGCTGGGCACTGGCACAGTGCCCATGGCATCAAATGACGCAAAGGAATCAGCGCTGCCGCGCTCCCTGTAGAGCAGGGCGGCGTACATGATGGTGCCCAGCAGGACGTCGTCGCCAGGCACTTTAGACAGCTCGTCAGTCAAGTAACCAGATTCCAGCCGGCGTCGATACGCAAACTGGTTTGCGGCCTTGACACATTTGGTGATGAACGCGGTGTCGTTTGCGGTGGCGACAGCGATGCCTAGCCATTCGGTCACGTTGGCGTTTGTCGCCCATGTGCAAACAGGGTTCCACTCAACAAGGCCGTACGGGTCAACCGCGTACCAGGTGACGTCGGCCCCAGGGTTCTGGTACATGACCTGATTTGACACCGGAATGTCAAAGTCAAACGTCCAGTTTCCTTCGTCGTCGACGCCCGTAAATTCGTACTGGGGGCAGGCAACCAGCAGGGTGCCAGAGTCGTTGAACGATGCCGCAACGCCCGAGATTTCAATCTCTTGGCCGGGTGTGGCGTCGATGTTTGTCAGTAGTTGGAGGACTGCGTAGTCATTCAGGCGCATGGCCCGAATGACGTACGCAATCTCCGACATGGTCTGC